GTCAGGGTCGGGAGGAGGGCCTGCCCGATGGAGGCTTCGAGCTGCGTGACGCTGACGTGGAAGCGGTCGAAGCTGCCCTGGGCCGTCGCCGCGAAGCGGGCCGAGGTGCCGCCGAACTTCTCCTCGACGGCGGCGAGGACGCCGATCTTCGTCGCCTGCGCGTCGGCGGCCTTCGCCTGCGCCAGCTGCGCGTCGTAGGCGGCCTTGACCGAGCCCGTGAACTTGACGCCGGCGGCGGCCAGCCGGTCGTGCTCGGCGACCAGCTTCGCCTGCTCGGTCGTGACCTTCGGAATGATGATTCCGAGGCGCGCCAGCGAGGCGGTCGAGCCCTGGCTGGCCCGGTCGAGCACGCGGGCGGCCGCCCCGAGCTCGATGTGGCGCGCCCGCGCGACGTCCTCTGCTGCCCCGAGGAGGCTGAAGGCCCGGCGCGAGTCGTGCGTCCCGGCGACGAGCTTCCCGAACGAGGTCGTGAGCTCGCCCTCGGTGAAGCCCTTCAGCCGCGCCTCCCGCTCCAGGAGGTCGTCGATGTTCCGGCCGAACAGGCGGGTCGTCGCGCCGGCGTTCTTTATCGTCGTGTCGAGGACGGCGAACGACGCCTGCCGCTCGGCCGCGATGCTCGCGACCTTCTCGACCTCGGACGTCAGCCCCTTCAGGGCGAAGAAGCCCGCGGTGATCTTCGCGACGCCGACGAGCGCCTTCTTGACGCCCGTCTCGGTCTCGGCCTTGAACGTCGAGGTGTTCGGCCGGATTCGGACGAAGGCTTCGCCGATCTCGCCGGCCACTAGCCGCCCTTCCTATCCGGGGTCACGGAGGCGGGGGAGCGAGGCACCGCTACCCCCGCCTCTGCGGCATCTTCGCGGCCACGAGGAGCGCCTGGAAGTTGCCGGTCGTGCGCGGCCTCGGAGCCTGGCCGGGGCGCGCTTCGAGCTCGTCGTCCAGCTTGCGGAGGGCGTCGTCGTCCCTGCCCTCGGCGAGGGCCGCGTAGCCGACGTTCAGCAGGCGGCGCAGCGGCATCTCGTCTAGCCCTTGACCGCCTGCAAGGGCGACCCTTCCGTCGAGGGCGTTCCAGTTCCCCCGCTCCCTGATCCAGGAGAGGAGTCGGAGGGCTGCCCAGTAGGGCGGCCCGTCTGCTCCTCGAACAGCCAGGAGACGAGCTCGCGGAGGTCGGAGATGTTCAGCGGGTTCTCCGCGTTCGGGTCGCGGACGGCCCTCCAGTTCCCGTCCTGCCCGACCTCCAGGAAGGCGAGCACGGTCTCGTCGAAGATCTCGATGGCCTGTTCCTCGGTGAGCTCGGGCATCTCGCCGCCGGTCATCTGCGACCACCGGAGGATCGCCTCCGGCGCGACCGCCGGCCGGTACGTGAACTCCTTGCCGCCGATGCGGAAGGAGCGGTCCCTCGCCTGTCGCTCGGCGCGGGCCTCGTCGAAGTCCTTCATGTCGCCCCTTTCGGGTCCCGGCGCCCCGGCGGGGCGCCTCTCGGTCGTCCGGCGCTAGCTCGCCCCCCTTCCCGCTTCGAGCGCGGGGACGAGGAACGGGCGCGGCGCCATGCGCGTCGTCCCGAGCTCGACGAACGGCGCGTAGAAGACGTTCGAGCCGACGTCGACGTAGACGCCCTCCAGGTCCTCGGCGAGGTTCCAGGTGATCGAGCCGCGGAGCCTGCCGGTGCGGACGGACGGCCCCGAGCCCGGCTGCGACGGCGGCGGCTGGCTCGCGTTCTGCTTCGCCTGGTTCACGACCCTGATCGCGCGGCGCGCGAGGTCGGCCGCGACGACCGAGTGCGGCCCGGTCAGGATCCGCCGGTAGTTGGCCTCGTTCCACCGGAACGCGGTGACGGCCGCCGAGATCTCGACGTCGATGCTAGACACGGCCGCGCCCCTCCGGGCGCCCGGGTTCTCGGCCGGGGCTCTCGGCCGCGCGGGCGGCGCGGCCCCTTCGGACCGCGCCGGCGCGGCGGAGCGTCGCCCGCGCCCGGCCTCGCGGCGACCTGCGGCGGTCGGCGCGGAGGGCGCAGGCGACGGCGCCGAGGACGCGAAGGCGGCCCCGGCGGGAGCGGACGGCGAGGTCGACGCGCCGCGCGTCGAACCGCGCACCGGCGGCGCCGAGGCGGGTGTACGCGCCGATCGCCTCGGCGGCGGCAGATCCGGTGAGAGTCGCCGTCACGAGCCGCACTTTAGCGCCGACGGCGGCTGATTCCAGGTGGCGAGCTATCGCGGTATCGTATAGAATAGTAATCGGAAGGGAGAGAAGAGACGAGATGATGACCCTCTTGAACGCAGCGACCGCGACGGTTCCGTTCGCGTTCGTCGCTGCCCTGCTCCTCCGCCCCTCGCCGCACGACGCGGCGCGGTGCCTGCGGAGGGTGACGACCTACCACGAGGAGGTTCGATGAACCCCGCGATGAAGCGGTACCAGAAGCAGTACGGCGCGGCGGCGGACGCCGTCTCGCGCCTCGACGTCGATCAGGAGGTCCGCGAGCAGGTCGCCGCGGCCCTGGCCGACGCCTTCGACGGGCAGGCCGACTTCAAGGCCGACCTGTTCCGGCACGTCGCGAGCGACCCGCTCTGCGCCTGCGCCGGCCCGTCGGCCGACGAGTTCGCGGAGCCCTGCCCGCACGGGCGGGAGATCCGCGTCTCGATGCACCTGTCATCCGCGCCCGACGGCCGCTCGGCCGCCTGGAAGCGGGAGAAGCCGGTCGTCCGCTGCATCAGCTGCGGCGCGTCGGTGTTCGTGCCGGGGTATCCGAAGAAGGGGGCGGCGGCTTGACCGCCCCCTACTTCCACGCGACGGCCCGCGCGAACCGCGAGTCGATCCGCGAGCACGGCGTCGACCCGGACCACTCCGAGACGTGGCGGGGGGCCGACTACCCCTACGTCTGGGCGTGGGACTTCGAGCACTACCAGCGCGCCCTCGACTGGGGCGCGGGCTCGGCGAGGGAGACCGACATCTGGCACGTCGACCCCGCCGGCCTGGACTGGATCCCCGACCCGCACGCCGACCGCCCCGACTCCGAGATGTACGTCGGTGCCTGGGCGACCGCGCGGATCCCGCCCGAGAACCTGATCCGGGTCGAGGAGTATCGCGGCGGCGGCGTGCCCTGGTGGAAGCGGGTGGCGGCGTGATTCGCGAGCGGAAGAACTGCCCGCGATGCGGCCGTCCCCTCGTGACGAGGCGCGACGGCATCTTCCGCTGGCGCGCCTGCCGCGCGACGCGGTCGTGCGGCTGGACGGTCTTTACCCACGGACAGGACGAACGAGACAAGGAGGACGGATGAAGACGTTCGTGATCTACGACGCCCGCGACCCGCAGCAGCGGCCGATGGGCTTCGGACACGCAGACGTGCCGGGGGTCGCCGGCGACGCCGACCGCGTCGCGGCCGAGGACGCGCGGGCGGCGCTCGCCGCCTACGCGATGAGCCACGGCTACGCCGACCCGCGCACGCTGGAGGGGGTCGACGACCCGTTCACGGTGGACGCGACCGGCGAGGTCGCCCCGGCCGGGACGGTTCTCATGGTGATCGAGAACTACGAGGTCGCGGCCCGCGAGGTGAAGCGCACGTTCCTCGCGCACGTGAACCTCGACCTGCCGGCCGACGCGCCGGATCCGCTCGACGGGCGGACGCACAACGCCCTGCTCGACCAGCTCCAGGGGGCGCTCCACGTCGGCTGGGAGGGAATGAGCGACGAGGACGCGGCCGACGCGCCGCTGCTCGCCGCCTGCACGAATCTGACCGTCGTCGATGGGGAGGAGATCTGATGGGCGCCTCCGACGGCGACTTCAAGTACCGCGTGAGCTCGACCCCCGCGATCGACTTCACGGTCGGCCGCGTCTCGAACGAGGAACTGGAGAAGGCGGTCGCGGTCTGGTTCAAGGACGAGGACGAGGTCGGCGGCGAGTCCGTCGGCCCCGTCTGGATCCAGGTCGGCGGCTCGCCGCCCGACAACGACTCGAACCCGATGCCGAGCGACTACGACGCCCTCATCCCGTTCCGCCTCCCCGAGCGGCCGGAGTGGTTCGAGGCTTCGTTCGCCGAGGAGCTGGCGAGGGACCTCGGCCTGCCGGTGGTCTGGTCGTGATCGCCGAGGCGGCGACCCGCGAGCGGAACGCCGCGGGCCTGCGCGAGCAGCTGGCGACCTGGGTCGAGTTCCTGCGCGAGCAGAAGCCGGACAGCGACCTCCACTACCTCGGCGACATGGACATGGTGCTCCGAGAGGGCCGGCCCTACGAGTCGGTCAAGTGGACGACCTGGCGGGGCACGGGCTACCGGCGCGGGCCGGAGCGGCGCTGCTTCTCGAACGCCTTCGACCTCGCCCTGCAGCACTACCCCGAGCTCGACTACGTCGAGGGGTTCGCGACGACGGGCCTGATCGGCGTCCACCACGCCTGGTGCGCGACGCCCGACGGCCGCGTCGTCGACCCGACCTGGCGCGAGGTCACGCGGGAGGACCGCCCGGTCGACAGCTGGGCCTACCTCGGCATCCCGCTCGACCTGGACTGGGTCTCCGGGCGCCTGTTCCGCCAGGACACCTACGGGATCTTCGGCGAGAACGGGGCGGACCTCTGGAAGGCGCCGCTCCCGGAGGAGGCGAGGGCGTGAACCGCCAGACGATGTGGTGGCTGCAGAACACGCCGGCGGGGCGGCGCGTCTACGAGCGCGTGATGCCCCGGTCGGCGATCCCGCCCCCGATGCGCCGGCAGATGTGCCGCGAGCGGGGGCACGACCTGACGCCGTCGGGGGACCAGTGCCTCCGCTGCGGCGAACGACTACCGAAGGAGGAGAAGTGAGCCATCCAGACGCGGACTTTCTCCGCGACTACCTGAAGCCGCTGGTCGGCGCGACGATCATGTCCGTCGAGGCGAAGGTCGAGGACGACGGCGGCTACGCGCAGGCGTGGCCCGTCCTGAACGTCGTCGCGCAGAGCGGCGAGAAGTACGAGCTCGAAGTGTCGATGGACGAGGAGGGGAACGGCCCGGGGTTCGTCTTCGGGCTGCCATTCCCGGAGAGGGGGGCGGCGTGACCTACGCGATCCGGTTCGAGTTCCTCGACCCCGGCTGGGGCGACCGGGGGCCGACGGTCTGCTACGCCGGCTGGACGGCCGCCGACCCGCCCTCGCTCGGGATCGCGATGACGTCCGCGACGGCCGCGACGTGGGACGACCGCGAGGTCGCAGAGCGGTGGCTCGCGAACGGCTACGGCGAGGAGATGAGGAAGAACGGGAAGGTGGTCGAGCTCGACCCGACGCACGTCTGGGCCGACGACGAGGGGGCGCTCTACGACGAGCGGACGGGCCAGCGGCTCGACGGCTCAGGAGAGGCCGTCCTCGCCGGGGGTACCCCGGAGTCCCCGGACGGCCCCGAAGCGCGGGAGGAGGTCGACTGTGGCCCCTCGGACTGACCTCCTGGCCCTGGTCAGGGACGCCTCGGAGGCCGCGAAGGCGGCGACCGAGGCCCGCGACGCCGCGATCGCCGCCGCGACCACCGAGCACTCGTTCGCGAAGATCGCGCTCGCGGCCGGGCTGAGCAAGTCGCGCGTCCAGCAGATCGTCCAGCGCGAGAGGGCCCGCGCCTGATGGAGCAGTGGCGCGGGCGGCCGGTCGCCGACAGGTCGGAGGCGGCCTACCTCTACCACGTCACGGGCCTGACGCTGCAGGAGGTCGGCGACCGGATCGGCGTCACGCGCGAGCGCGTCCGGCAGATCCTCCGCGACGTCGGCCGGCCGTCGACGATGGGCGGCCCGCCGGCGCAGCGAGCCCGGCGGGCCGAGGAGCGGCGCCTGCTGGACGGGATGATCGTCGAGCACCTGGCCGAGAAGAGGAACGAGATCATGCGCCTGCGGCGGGAGGGGGAGTCGCCGCGGGCCGTCGCCCTCCGGTTCGGCGTCCCCCAGAGGGCCATGCGGAAGTTCCTGCGCGAGCGCCTGACCGCGGACGAGCGGGATGAGATCCGGCGCGGGAACGTCTCGGCGGCGCAGCTTCGCGCGGAGGAGGAGGAGATGGTGGAGTCGCTGCGCCGCGCAGCGCCCGAGGTCGTCGGCCCGCGCTGGCGCGAGGTGCCGATGGCGCGCCTCGACTTCGAGGCGTGGTTCCGGGCCGGGAACTGCGCGGTCGGCCCGCAGACGATCGAGAAGCGGCTCGGTTCCTGGGTGGCCGCGCAGGAGGCGGCCGGGCTCCCGGTCAGCAGGCACCCGCGCCGCCCGCGCAAGGACCGGATCGGCGAGGGCGAGGTGCTGACGGCGATCCGCGCCCTCTGGACAGAGCTCGGGCGCAGGCCGACCTACCACGACTACGAGGAGTGGGCGAGGGGGACGGGCCGCCCGAGCGCGGCGACGGCGAGGAACCGCTTCGGGACCTGGTGGGCGGCGGTCGACGCCGCCGGCGGGCCTCTGCTGCTCGGCTAGGCCGGGTAGCCGTCGAGCTGGACGCGAATCGGGATCTGCCAGCCCGCGAGCCCGCCCTGGATCGGCAGCGGGTAGGCCGGTTCGAGGAACAGCTCGCGGTCGTGCGTGCTCGGGAACAGCGCCCCCTCTCGCTTCCGCTGGCGCGTCCAGTTCCAGATCGCCCAGACGTCGCCCATCGTCGCCTGCGCGGCGGCCTCGTACTCGGCCGCCGACGGGGCGTTGCCGCGATCGTCGCCGACCGGCGAGCAGCGGACGACGCAGCAGAGCAGGTTCACGAGGTCGTAGGAGTCGTACTTGTCGGCGCGGAAGCCGGGCGAGAGGGGCGGGGTTAGCGGCTGCGTGGCCGCCTCGACCGGCCCGCCCGCCCAGACCACGATCATCGGGCAGTCGAGCGGCGGCGAGCCCGGCGAGACGAACGAGTAGGAGATCGGGCCTCCCGGCGCGCTCGCGACGGCGGCGGTGCAGACGGCCAGCCACTCGGCCGCCAGGTTGAAGAGGTCGGTCGGCCCGGCCATCGGCCCAGCCTAGACCTCGCGGCGGGCGAAGGGCTGCAGGTCGGGGGAGTAGACGGCGGCCCGCCGGCGGAAGCCGCCGTAGGTCGAGACGAACAGGTCGACCGACTCCAGCCCGGTCGCCCCGGCCATGAGGTAGCTGGTCATCGGGCTCGACCGGCGGAAGGTGACGCCCTGGCGGACGACCTCGACGACGCGCGAGGGGAGCTTGCACGCCCCGCCGGTGCAGGCCGAGTAGATCTCGCAGGCGAGCTCGGCCGCCGCGTTCATCCCGAGCAGCGGCGGGTCGACGCCGTGGACGTAGGTCACGGAGAACGTCCCGGGCTGGTCGTCCGGGAGGCCGAGGTTCTGGCAGGCCGGCCAGAGCGCGCCGTCGATCCGCTGGAGCTTGCGCCAGAGGACGAGCTCGTACGCGCTCGGGTCGACGACGTCGCCGTCGATCTTGACCTCCGTGACCTCGCGGACCGGGTAGCCGGCGAGGCGCACGTAGGACTGGACGCCGCAGCCGCAGCGGTCGCCGCAGCCCTCGGAGTCGTCGGGCCCCCAGCCCCACCAGCCCCAGCCGTAGCCGGGCGCGCTCCACCAGCGGAAGTTGCTGCCGACCGGCCCCCAGCAGCCGCAGTTCGAGCGGCAGGGGCGGGCGACGACCGGCCCGCAGAGCCCCGAGAACTGCCGGCCGGAGACCTCGTAGAGCAGCATCGACGCCTCGCCCGCGGCGTCCTGCAGCTGCGCCTCCTGGTCGCTCGACGCGACCTCGGCCGAGCAGCAGGCCGAGACGTCGTCGGCCGTGATCCAGGAGGTGCAGGGTCCGAGTACGGGGCCGGGGACGCTCATGGGCGGGCGGGGAGGCGGGCGGGCTTCGTCGCCGCCCGCCCTCCTCCTTCAGTCCCCTCTACCCCTGGCCCCGGCGCTTAGGTGATCGCCTGGGTCTGGTAGCCGCACTCGCCGGTCGGGCGCGTGTTCGTGTAGAAGAACCCGCCCAGCGGCTCGGCGGCCTCGGGGAGGTCGCCGTAGATCCCCTCGCCCCAGACCGTGTTGCCGCGGGTGAAGCCCGTGATCTTCGGCTGGAGGAAGTCGTTCTGGAGCGTCTGCGCGGCGATCTGCCAGAACGAGCTCGGGAAGATCCAGTGGATGTACGGGTACGTCGCGTCCTGCGCGTCGTCGTGCCACCCGTCCTGCCACGCCTCGAAGCAGACGTTCGGCTGCGGCGCGGTGCCGCAGGCGAAGGTCTGGCTGGCGGGCCACCAGTCGCCGATCGGGTCCGTGCCGGACGACCCGCCGAGGATCGCGTCGGCGCCGATCAGCATTTCGACCAGCCCCGGCTCCAGAACGCCGAGGTCGAGCTCCAGGTCGAACCTCTTCAGCTTGTCGTAGCCTCGGTACGTCGCGATGAGGCAGTCGCACCCGCCGACCAGCGTCCGGTCCGCGCCGGCCTCGATGACCGGCGTCATGCCGAGCTGGATCGGCTTGTTGGAGACGTACACGTTGTTCGGGCCTGCGGCCGGGTTGCCTACCGCGTCCAGCCGCGTGACCCGGATCGCGCAGAGGTGAATCGCTGCAAGACACTCAGCGGCCACTTGCCCTCTCCTTTCGGTCGATTAGCCGGAGTACCCGGCCATGCTTCCCCGCCCCGGTGGACGGGGAAATCTTCTGAGCCTCAGACGACGGCGCAGTCACACTGGCTCCGGTCGACGAGGACGGCCGACTGGAGGACGGTGTCCCAGTCGACGAGGTACGTGCGCTCGACTCGGTACGTGAGGAGGTTGGTCTCCCGGTCGAGCGCCTGGAACAGCGAATCCGGAAGCACCTCGTAGTCCGACCGGCGGATGTCGACGAGTCCGGTCGCGTAGATCCACTCGTTCCCGTTGCCCGCACCGGAATGGCCGGCGGGGTTCACGGAGTCGTCGACGTAGCCCTGCCCCGGCACGACCAGCGTGCCGTTCAGCGTGTAGAGCTGCGTGCCCCGGTTGAGCGGCCAGATGATGAGGCCGGCCAGCGAGGCGTAGGTGATGATCCGCGGCGAGCAGTGGATCATCCCCGAGCCCCCGACGGAGGCGATCTCGGCCTCCAGCAGCGCGAAGGCTTCGGTGACGTTCGTCGCCGTGTTCGCGTTCGGGAAGGTGCCGTTGCCGTCCGCGAGGAACGGGTTGAGCCCGAGGACGTCGCCGGCGAAGAACTCGCGCTCGACGGCCTGCGACTCGACGGCCGCGAGGGCCGTCCGCGCCCTCGCGACGAAGCGGTCCTGGGCCTGGGCGTTCGACAGGCCCTCGCCGAAGATCCCGAGCGACGAGCAGGTCTCGGAGAGGTAGACGGTCATCGCCCCGAACTGCGGCAGCGGGATCAGGCCGCCGTCCTGCTTGACCCGGTCGGATCCGGTCGCGCAGGCGTCGTGGACGCCCGCCGGCCCCGGCGGGTAGGGGTAGACCTCGACGCCGTTCCCCCACCGCTCGGCGCCGCCCGCGTCGGCGTCCGGCACGATGCGGGCGGCGGTGAGCAGGGAGCGGGCGGGCGGCTGGGGCGGAGGTCCGTCGATGGCCCAGAGCGGGCCGAACGATCCCGGCAGGTGGGTCATCTGTTGGCCTCCGCCCCTTCGCTACTTAGCCGCCGTTGCCGTAGTCGACCGGGCAGTCGACCTCGATCGGGAGCGACACCGCGCCCGAGTTGCAGGTCGTGGACACGACGCGGAGGCTCTCGACGCCGACGAAGGCGACGTTCTCGAACGACTCCCCGAAGATCTGGAAGTCGTTGGTCGAGTTGAGCACCGAGTCCCGCACCAGCCCGAGCTCCAGCACTCCCCCGTCGAGGTAGAGGAACGACCCCTCCGGGAAGATGTACCAGGTGACGGTCGCCGGGAAGTTGAGCAGGGCGCCGGCGCTCTGCGTGCCGAAGACCTGGCTCTGGCCGGTCTCGCCGTCCATGTAGAACGTCGGCTCGACGTTCGAGGCCCGGAGGAGGGCGACGAACCGCGCCGGGTCCATGTCGAACCGCTGGAACTGCGTGCGATAGACGTCGGACACGACGTAGTCCTTGACCCACTCCGGGAGCAGGACGCGGAGCACGGCGTCGGTCCTCATGCGGTGGCGCGACCGCATCCCGTTCGCGGCCGCCAGGATCTCCGCGAGGATGTCGCCGGAGACGCCGACGCCCGAGCTGGACGCCGTGACGTGCGTGGAGGCCGTGCCGATCCCGTCAAGCAGCGCCGTCTCGGCCACGCGGGCGTGCGCGGCGAGGACGAGGCTGTTCCACTGCGCGACGAGCTCGGGGAAGGTCCTCGCGCCGAGGTTCCCGAACTGCAGGCAGTGGTAGATGATCGCGACGTCCGTCTCGGTGAAGTCGGGGCAGTCGATGACCTGGCAGCCCTTCGTCGCGGCCGATCCGCCGGCCGCGTCCTCGACCGCCGTGATGATGTCTACGGCGGTCGTGATCGCGGTCAGGGCCGCGGGCCTGCCGGCCCGGATGCCGCCGCGGTCGGCGTTGAAGGACGGCAGCGCCGCCCGCACCGGCCGGTCGGCCACCGAGAGCATCTGCAGCTGGTAGTACGGCGTGACCGGGGCGCAGAGACCCCCGGAGGCCGTCAGGCTGCCGCCCGCCTTCTGGCGGTCGGCGAACGCCTCGCGGATCCGCGCGGCGGCCGTGACCGCCTGGATGCGCTCGGAATTCAGCACCTCGTCGCGCCCGAGCTGCCGCTCAGGCCCGTAGAGGTGCGACCAGTTCGCCCGGGCGACGGGCATCTTGTCGCCGTGCGTGCCCTCGGCGACGTTGCCGAAGCGGCGGCGCATCTCGATCATCGTCTGCGCGATCGCCTCCTCGTCCTGGAACTCCTGGCCGACCGTCACGGCCGCGCCGTTCGCGGCGGCGATGATCGGGACCTTCGGCTCCTCGACCCGCGCCGGCGCGTGCGAGCGCGACGGGGCGGGCAGGCGACGGGGCGACGAGGCGACGACGACGTGCGTGCCGGCGGGGTTCGAGCCCGCGTTCGAGGCGGTGGCCTGGGCCGCGGCTGCGACCGGCTCGACCTCCTCGACGACGGCCTCTTCCTCGGCCAGCTCCTCGGCCTCGGCGGCTGCCTCCTCCTCGGGGGCCTCCTCCTCGGCCTCGGCGGGCTCCGGCTCCTCCTCCTCGTCCTCGGAGGTCGCGCGGGCGCGCTTCGCGAGCTCGGCGATCCCGTCGGCGTCGAAGGTGGCCTCGGGCTCGTCCTCCTCGGCCTCCGCGGCGGCGGCGGCCTCGCGGGCCTCCAGCTCGGCGCGGGCGGCCTCGATGGCGGCGACGCCCTCGGTCATCTCGGACATCAGGTCGCGGCCCTCCGCGTAGGCGGCCGGGTCGGACGAGACGGACTCGACGGTCTCCAGGGACTCGTCGATGAAGCCCTGGATCTCCTCGACGCTCGCGGCGCCGAGGTCTTCCAGGATCTTGAACAGGGGATTCACGGGTCAGCTCCTTCCGAACGCAGCATTGAGTTCGCGCTCGGCGGGCTATGACGCCGGCTGGCCTGGGGAGGCTAGGTCTGCCCCTGGTTACTCGGTACCCTAGCGCCGTAAGTGGCTGACCATGCGGAAACGGAGAACGCGCTGGCGCGGCTGGTGGCGGCGGCGGCGCACGACGGACAGCGGAGGCTGGACGGCGAGCCGTACTTCCGGCACTGCGAGCGGGTGGCGAAGGCGGTCGAGGGGAGCGGCCCGAGGGCCGTCGCCGTCGGCTACCTCCACGACGTCGTCGAGGACACGAAGGTCTCGCCCGGGGTCGTCCGCGTCCTGTTCGGGGACGACGTCGCCGCCGACGTCGCCGACCTCACGAGGGGGCGCGGCGAGGCGTACCCCGACTACGTCCGCCGCCTCTGCGCCGAGGGCTCGGACGTCGCCCTGCTGGTCAAGATGGCCGACCTCGCCGACAACGCCCCCGGCGCCCCGGGAGGCCTGCCCGCCCGCTACGCGGCCGCGAGGGCGCAGGTCCGCGCCGAGATCGCGCGGAGGGCGGAGGGCGGCGCCGCACGCACGCCGCCCTCCGCCGTCTTCGGCTAGGGGTAGGACTGGAGCGTCCGCGCCGGCGAAGGCGCCGACCGGCGCGCGATCAGGCGCACCGCCCCGACGAGGTTTCGCTGCGAGTCGACGAGGGCACCGATGGTCTTATGCTGAACGAGAAGGGTCTTCGCGGTGTCCAGGGCCAGCCCCCGGACCGCCGCCCCCTCGGCCTTCTGGTTCTTCAGGTCGTTCCGCGCGTCCCGCAGCTGAAGGAACATCGCGGCGCTGGACGCGATCGCGGCGAGGGCGACCGCCGCCGCGACCAGCGCGACCGCTAGCGGCCAGCGCATCAGAACAGGCCCAGGCACGGTGGCCCGGTGTTGGGCCACTGCCCCGAGATCCAGGCGTGCGAGCCGCCGTTCTTCCGGAGCTCGCGCTCCGCGACGGACATCTGGGCCTCGGCGGAGAGCAGGTCCATCCTGGGAACCCCGCCCCAGCCGTAGTGGGCCTGCAGGCCTCCGTAGTAGCCGTTGCCGGTGTTCGCGTTCCAGGCGCCCTCCCCCGAGCTGACCCGGCGGCCGCCGAGGTAGCCCGAGTGGATGCAGAGCCAGCCGGCCCGGTGCGCGATCCCGCCCGACGAGTACGTCGGCCTCGGGTGCATCCGGCGCCAGCCCTCGACCTTCAGCCTGCGCCCGTAGTTCCTGAGCCAGAGGTGGGCGTTCAGCTGCCGCTGGGCGTGGTTGAAGGCCGCCTGCCAGGCGGCGTAGCGGTAGGCCGCGAACACTTCCGTCCCCCGCGCGGTCTGCGAGGGGTCGTGCGCGAGCAGCCAGCGGATCCCGCGCGTGTAGCGCCCGACCGCCCTGCTGCCGTGTCGAAAGGTGCCGACGCCGTATCGGTACTCCTGCCGAGGCGTCATCTTGCTCGGCCCTCCGCGATGGGGGAGCATGTGCGCAGAGGCCGTTCCCGCCAGCGCGAGCGCGCCGGCGACGGTCACGAGGAAAACGCGTAGGTTCAACTTCTCCTCCAGTTCGTCTTAGGTGTGCTCGGCCGTCCCCGCCTCCCGTCGGCGGGTCGATGCTTAGGCGGCGCGAGCCCTACGGCGGGCTGGGTCCGTCTGGCGGTTCACTCTCCTTTCGTCCCCCGTTGCGGGGGTTCCGGGCGATGGAATCGGCGTACTATAGGGAGGTAGGACGACGCTGGCTAGGCCGAGGTTGGCCGACCGTGGCCGAGCTTGGCCGACCGTGGCCCGAGCGGCTAGCCCCAGTCGATCGAGAGGGGGTCGCACTCCTCGTCGTCGATGAAGCAGGCCGCGACGCGGTTCGGGTCGAGGCCCGCCCTCGGGGTGCGTCGGCCGACCGAGCTCGGGACGTCGTCGGGGTGCTCGACCAGCGAGGGGACGGTCGCCAGCACGGGGAGCGGCATCCCGTTCGCGACGCGGCCGACCACCTCGTCGTCGGCGACGAACGAGTGCGGCCACCGCTGGCGGTCGACCCAGCGCAGCGCGGGCTCGATCAGGGCGACCGGCCAGGAGACCGCGACCACCGGCAGCCACGTCCGCAGGCGGTGGACGTCGAGCTCGGCCCAGGGGCGGCCCGCGCCGGCCGCGACCGTCACGCGGGCGGCCCAGGAGCGCGGGGCGCCGAGGACGCAGAAGACGACCAGCGCGTCCGGCCTCGCGGCGACGGCCCGGCGGGCGGCCTTCTGGAAGTCGCGGCAGGGGTGGGCGTCGTCCTGGAAGACCAGCCGGTGCGTGGCCTTCGGCGGGGCCGTCTCCAGGGCGCGGCGGTACTCGCGCCAGGGGTTCGGCCGGCCGTCGGGGTCGGGCGCGGCGACGACCTCGGGCTCGGGGTCCCCGAGCGCGGCGAGCAGCGGCTCGATCAGGTAGTCCCGCTTCGGGTGGTGCTGGACCGCGACCGAGAGGCGGACCACTTAGAGGGCGTCGAGCATCAGGAACGCCGCCGCAGCCTGCACGAGCTCGTCGTCCGTCAGGTCGTCGCTCACGACCGCCCCGAGGCGGCGGAGCAGGCGGCGGAACTCCTCGTCGCTCATGCCGGATCCGCCGTGGCCGACCCGGCCGCCGGGCGGCCTGACCCGGACGCGCGAGATCAGGCCGGCGAACGGCGCCTGCCCGAACCCGTAGGCGCCGAACACGGCGCGCCCTTACGCCAGCGGGTTGAGGTACAGCGAGGCGATCGCGATGACCCGCTTCCGCTGCGTCGCCGCGGCTACCGGCGTGACGGCGGACTGGTCGGGGATCGCGGCGGCGTTCGGGAACGTCGAGCCGTCGAGCAGCGTCGCGAGCTCGGGGTTCGTCAGGGTCACGTTGTCCCGGTAGGACATCGCGCCGACGTCGACGCCGCCCGCGTTGATGTTCGAGTAGTCCGCGTTCGAGCCGTTGATGACGGTGTAGGCGGCCACGTGGGAGGCAGACTAGCGCCGAGGGCGGCTGGCCCCTAGCCGATCTTCGTCCTGAGGTCCGCGATCTCGGCTTCGAGCGCGGCCAGCCGCTCCTCGGGCGACGGCGCCAGGGCGGCGAGCTCGGCCTCGTCCCGAGCGTTCTCCTCGGCCTCGGCCTTCCGCTGGTCGGCGAGCGCCTTCTCGGCGGCCCGCCGCCGCGCCGCCAGCTCCTTCTCGTGCGGCGGCGAACCGGCATCGGCGAGGTACTGGAGGACGGCGGCCTCGCCGACCTCGCCGCCGGCGACGGTCAGGATCGTCCCGTGGTTCTCGCAGGCGCGGAAGTCGTGCCCGTCGTCCGGCGTGTGCGGGTTCGAGGAGCCGCGATCCGGCGAGCAGGCGTCGCAGTTCTCGAAGTCGTAGCAGGGGCCGAGGTGGATCTCGTAGCCGTGAGGGTGGTTCTCGACCACGACCATCCCGTCGGGCGTCTTCCAGTGCCCGAGCAGGTCGTCGTCGACGCGCTCCGGGAAGCCGTCCGGGTACTGCGGGTGCTTCGTGTCCAGGTGGGGCGGCGGCTTCGTCACGCGAGGGAAGCTAGCACCGCCGCCCGCTCGCGCTCGGCGAGGTCAAGCAGCAGCCGGTCGGGGATCTCGACCCGCGCCGAGCGGCCGGCGAAGTTGAACTCGGCGTCGTGCCGAACGTGGGGCGAGTGCCAGTGGGGAGTCCAGCCGCGAGCCCGCGCGTGCTGCGCGAACCGCGCGTCGAGCTGGCCCCAGTGCCAGGACGGGTCGTCCCAGGCGCCCGCCGTTCCGGCGATCAGCTCGGCCGAGAAGCGGCAGCAGCCGAAGACCGGAATCCAGTGGCCGGGGAAGTAGCCGTAGTGGCACCACGGCTCGGGGCAGGCCCCCAGCTCGGCGAGCTGCGCGCGGGTCGGGATCACGTCGTGCTCGACAAGCGTGAACTCCTCGCCCTCGCGCCAGAGCTCGGCCAGCAGCTCGCGGTAGCCCTGCTCGGCCTCGATCTCGACGAAGCGGGCCTCGGGGACGGCCTTTCGCGTCTCGTCGAGCAGGCGTGTGTAGGGAACGACGATCACGCGAACTCCGTGATCCGGAGGATGCCGTTGCCGCCCGCGCCGCCCTGGCGGTTCGTGTTGCCGGAGGTCTTGCAGCCGCCGCCGCCCCCGCC